TTTCCAGCGTTCTCATAGTATTGATAGCCAGTTAAGTATGCCATAATTATTGTTGTTGACTAAATGTTGGTTGTTCGTGTTGTTCTTGACCTAATGCGTAAGCAGCAACCTCTTGCTCTCTTATCGATATTCCAGCGTACTGTAGTATCTTCATAACCAGCTTGTACTCGTCCTCTGCTGGAAGCTGGAAGTCTTGGTAATCAAGCTGAGACTGATCAAACATCGGCTCACCATTTGGAAATGTAAGGTACGTCCACTTAGGATCCTTAGGATAGCTAAAGTAGGTGCATCTTATATCATAACCGTTCGTATCATTTATAGTATCAGGTAGCAACCTTAAAAATGAAGCGTTTAAATTGTCGCTCTCGTACGTGTAGCAAGGGTATAGAAGTGACGGTCCTGTAAGGTTTGAGTCTGAAAGCATCATTACCTTATCGCTAGACACCTTGTCAGCTGTGGCTATTCTACTTCCTGAACTATTAAGGCAGTCAACCCTAAGTATCATATATGCCTCAGTCCCTGTGGTAGCAATAGTTGGTACACTCCACTCGTTATCCTGTATGTTTGTAAGGTTTGCTGTGACTAAGAATGACTCAAGAGTCTCGGCTATTGGCTGCTCAATATCAGCATAACCTGTCCCTGACATACGAGCATTCTCCATATTAATGGTCTTGTTATATGAAGAGTAGTACTCCTCGTATATTTCCATCTGCGCCTGCTTAGCAAATAAGTTGAAATCAGCAGGTGTAATATAGCCGTAGTTATTCTTATTTATAACAGATAGAACTGTATTTCTAACTGAGTTTATCATATTAAAAACTTTTTACAAAGATAATAAAAAAAAGCACTCTGATTAGAGTGCCTTTAGCTTTCCTTAAGAACAAAAACAATTACGCAATGCTTATTCCAGAAACAGCGAATGGTAATAATGTAACATCGTAAGTTACCTTTGTCCATCCCTCGCCTAATGCTGCAACAACAGCCGCTTCAATAGCGTCTCTCTCTGTTTCAACACCAGCACCAGCAGTAGCGTGAACGATAGTAACAACTTTACCTCCACCGTAAGTGATGGTAACAGTAGTAGTCGATGCTTGCTCGATAAGTTTAATGTCTGTAGCAGATACAATTTGAAATTGCTCGTTAGTTACAGGGATACTTAAAAATTTTTCCATTTTTATCTTTTGTTTATGATTAATAATCTTTGCAAAGATACTAAAAAAATATTAATCTAAATGGCTCTCAAGCAGTCTAAGTGTCTCAATTCCATCATCTGACTTCAGGTGTGATGCCAAAATAAATAAGTGATTCTCACCGTAAGGAACTGTTAACAGCTTCTTCTTGTTTGTCTCAAGATTGAAGTATACATCTCTACCTTTATTTTTAAGCCTCAACACGTCCTGATCAAATAACTTAGCACAGGTGTTTTGTAACTGTAGCATTGGATCGTTCAGCAACTCCATAAACTTATTAGGATATGATCTTGCATAAACAAGCACATCTCTCTTAAGCTCAGCAGTTGACATCTTTTCAATCTTACCTCCTATTACAACCCTAGCGACAGCCTCAAGCATATCAACCGAAAGGTCTCTTGCTGCTAACTGCGCATCCAACTCTGTAGTTAATCTGTCAAACTGTTCAGACGCATCATTCTCTGTATTTACTTCCTCGAATATCGATCCATTTCCTGGGTGATACTCTAAGAATTTTTGTAGTACTGGATTTGTTTTAGACACGGTTAATGATCCGTCAACAAATACAATAGGCTCTAAAATAGCAGAACCATCCTGCTCATCCTCGAAAGGTGTCTTCTGGTTTCTTGCATATCTAAGCGGTCTGTTTGATTTTCCGTCAAAGTAATATAACGGACTTCTTGAAGTGTTCTTCGATGTCAACATATATGACAACGGAGTGTTTCTTTTTTTTAATACGTAGATTTTATCTACTAATGCAGTTTCTTTACTCATTTGATATAATTTAATTTGTTTAAAAAAATAACAGAGGGACACTGATGCCCCTCTGTTGGGTATTCATTTATTATTAGCTATTAGCTTCGAATAAGAAGAAGTTGTTAGCACCTAAAGTACATAAAGCTCTTTCTGATAAGAAGTGTACCTCCATAGCATCTAAGCTAGAGTTAGAAGCACCACCAGCAGAACCAGTAATCCAAGTTTTGTAACGTCTATCTTCAGTTTCAGAAGCTCTGTAACGTACGTGTAAGAATGGTCTCTTAGCGTTTTTACCTAATACTTGGTCATAAACAGTTGTAGATCCAGCAGGAACTAACACACCATTGATAGCACCACCAACAATACCACCACGTGTAGCAGCATCGTTTAAGTATTTCCAGTCAGTTTTATAGAAGTCGTAACCTCTTCTGAATCCTGTAAACCCTAAGTTCAAAGCCATATCCTTATCGTTATCGAATAAACCGTAAGATGTACCACCAGCTCCGTAAGAGTTTTGAGCAGCTAACATATCATCGATATCGAAAGAGAACTGACGGTTAACGAATAACACATTCTCTTGGATAGCACCTTGCTTGTCAAGACGTTGGATAATAGTATCGAAGTCAGACAATGTAGTTGGGTTACCACCACCCCATACGTTACCACGTTGAGCAACAGAGTAGAATAAACCTTCAGAACCTTTGTTACCAGCTTTATCGTAAGTTGTTTGAGTAGCAGCTCCTGAACCAGATTCAGCAGGTACAGATTCAATCATCATTAACTCTAAGTAATCCTCAAATCTCAAACGAGTTTCGTGCTCTGATTTGATGTACCATAAGAAACCTGTAGCTCCGTTCTCAGAAGTAACCTCAACCCATCCGATTTGTGCCATATCTGAACCAGATACTGCGTACTTATCTTTGATGATGATTGGGCTGTTCTCTAAGAATAAGTCGTTAGCCTCTAAAGACTCTTCCATTCCTTCAACTCCTTTTCTGAACTCTGAACCGTAAACGAATGCAGTTATAGTAGCTGTGTTAGCAAATGTTTGACCACCAGCCTCGTAGTAAGCTACTTCAAAAGTATCATTAGCGTAATCAACGTCAACAATAATACCTTTGTTAGATTTAGAAGCGTCATTGTTATCTGATAAGAAAACAGTTTGACCTTTTCTAAAAGCAATTCCTGTAGTAGATGTAACAGCAGGATTTAATACGTCATTAACTGTAAATGTAGCTGTATCAGAAGCAGCAGCATCAGATGTAGTACAGTTTACATATTTAGTGTGTAAACGACCTTGCTCTGCCCATTTGATAAGGTCAGATGTAGACGGCATCTCAGCTCCAACTGCTCTTAAGAAAGATGCAACTGAACGGTTACCATATCTTTCAAACTCTTTCTCGTAAGTATCTGGAAGATACTGATTCAAGAAGTCAAAGTTTGTGATGTAATTTGATGCTAAGGTTTTCTTCTCAGCTGAAGGCTGCAAATCATAGCCTGGTGTAGATAATACTGACATTTTTTAAATTTTTTAATGTTATTTTATACTTTTAAACTTAAGTCCACGACCACCACCATCGTCTATACTTTTAACTTTAACTCCTGATGAGCTGATAGATTGAGGAGATGTTCTAACCTCCATATCTATATTCTTTGTTTGTTTGGCGGTATCTAATAACGCCTCAGCTTTACCTTGCTCATAAAAGAACTTGGCAAATTTTTCAGGATTCATAGCTACAGATAAGGATCTGTGATAACCAACAGCGTCTGAAATTAACCCGTCACTATCTAAATACTTAGATATATAATTTGTCAGATCAGATTGAGACTTCTTTAGGTCTGCTGGATCACCAGGTAAAAACTTTAAATCCTTGTCACCAATGTTGAAATCAAAACCTTTGAAATCTTGGTTAAAAAGTTCTTCAGTCTTCTTCTGAAAATACTCAGACTTTTTGTAACTCTCTTGCTGCACGGTCTGTGCGTCTTGAACGTATTTCTTGTAAGCGCTGTAGCCTTCCTTATCCTCATCTGGAACTGAGCTACCCCTTGACTCAAGTGGCGACTTGTACTGCTCCTTCTGATCTTCAAAAAACTTCTTAGCTTTGGCAAGCTCTTTCTTCTTGGCAATCTCTTTCTTCTTAATATCCTTCTCCTCATCAAAGTCTGGATCGTATCCAAATCTATCCTCGATCATATAGTTGATATCCTCGTCATCCAAGTCTGACTCGGTAGCTGAATAATACTCAGCTAAAAGCTTCTCTGGAGATAGTGCATTGAAGTCCTTACTTAACTTCATAAAGTCATCAATACCTCTGCCAGTCTCTTTCTTATACTTTAAGAATGCTGAGACATCTGAAGGTAAATCCTCGTTAGCCTCTCTCTCCTTAAATAGTTCATCAACAGAGCTGATGTCCTTGTTGTATCTTCCCTTGATATAGGACAATACGTCTTCGTCTTTTAATTCAGGTGTTGATTGCTCAACCGTTTCTTCAACCACCACTCCAGTAGTTTCTTCCTTAGTAGTTTCCTGATTAAACTTCTCCTCGTGCTTGTCTAATAACTCTTGTTCAATTTCTTGCATTGAACGTTCTTCCCCTGCGCCAATATCGCGCACTGTAAAATTTTCCATTTGATTTGATTTATTAAATTTATTTTATTTATGACAGAGTCAATAAATATTTAAGCTTTGCCGCCTCACCCGAAAGTGATTGAGCCATATTACAGATATCTGGGTACTTATTAATGTCACCGTAAACTTCAAGCTCGTTGGCAAACATTAACACCTGGTCTGTAAGCTCTATAGCGTCTTGACCAGACTTCATAGGCTCGATTCGCATACCCTTGATTCTCTTTCCACTGTAGCCCATCAACTTCTCAACAACCTCATCCTTAAAGTCCTGTAAGAACTCATAGAATCCTCCTGTTGCCTTGTGCTCTGCGAAACTTCTTGTCTCCCAGTGGATCATATGGAACTGCTCGTGAAACGTAGCTAATCTCCCTGCGATATCTTCTGTTGTCATATTATTATAATTTTTGCAAAGTTAGTAATTATTTTATTATATTATCTTGGCTCAAACTCAGCCAAGTCAAATCCGTCAAGACTATC